GGTGTATTTGAAGCAGTTGTGAATGCTTTTGAGAGCATGCAGGGCAGAAATGATCGTGGACAGGAACTCCACATTTATCTGGAAGGCGATGCAAAGAAATTGTTTAAAGTGATCCGCCAGGAAGGAAACAATTATCAGAAACAGACCGGAAATCCGGTATTTGGATAAGGAGGCGGTAAGGTAAAGTGACAGATGATATCATTATTGACGGAGTTACGATGCCAACTCCGGCCCTCGGGGGCTTGACCATTAAAAAAGAAAAAGTGTGGTCAAATAATACAGGGCGTGTAGCGAATGGTGATATGGTAGGCGATCTTATTGCTATTAAATATACGTTGGAAATTACATGGCCCATGTTAAGCAGAGCGGATGCTGCCAAGATCGATGCAGCAATCAGCCCTGCTTTCTTTAATGTGACATTTACGGATCCTGGAAGCAATTCCCGGATAACAAAGAGATGCTACTCAAACACACCATCCTATCCGGTATACAGTTATGTGGACGGTGTAAAAACATATAAGGGAGTAGGAGCAACACTAATTCAGAAATAGGAGAAAATGAATATGTTAAAAGGTACAAAATCAATGAATCTCAGTTACAGCTCCATCATCGATGGAAAAAGTGTGGTATACATGTCTGCACAGGTTCCGGAAACCGGAAAGAGCAACTGCACAAAGACCATTCAGGACCAGGAGATGTATGAGGCGAACAAAGCAGAATGCAGAAAAGATATGGCTGCATTTGACGAGCTCCTGTGGAAACTGGAAGATCAGGGAACGGTAGATACTGCAAAAAATACTGATACGGAGGAACAGAGAGCATGAAGATGAAGAACAGTGAGATTGTAACATTCCTTAACACATGCACAGACCTGAGGCAGAAACGATTGCCGGTCCGTCTGGCATATGCGATTAAGAAGAACATGGCAGCAGTACAGGAAGCTGCAACTGCATACATGGAAGAAAGAGAAGAACTTATAGCCAGATATGCGAAAAAGGACAAAAAGGGAGAATATCTTGTCAAGGATAACTGCTATGTGTTCGAAAACAAAGATGAGTTTGAGAAGGATATGAGTGAACTTTTAGCGATTGAAACTGCAGTGAAAATCCACACGGTATCAATTGATACCGTCGAAAAATGCGATGACGATCCAAAGTATGATCCACTGACTATGGAAGAACTGGACGTCATTGAGTTTATGATTACTATGATTACAGAGTAAGGAGGCGGTCCTGTGTATCAGTCAACAACAGCATTTGGAACCCTGGTACAGCAGGATTCCCGAACATTTAAGTGTCTGCTCACTTATGACAAGGTTTCGATCACAAAGGTTAAGAGTATCAAGCTTACCGGAGGCTCAGAAAATGGGGATGATTTTTCCCTGGGATCAACAATGTCACAGTACATTGAGGTAACAATTCCAGATGGAAATCTGCTGATCGAGGGAAAAGAGATCCTTCTGCAGATCGGGATGGATGTCGATGGCCTGACAGAATACGTTCCAATGGGATACTTTACTGCAGGGAAACCAAAGAAAGCGGACAATCAGATCACATTTACGGCTTACGACCGTATGATGAACACAGAGCGGGCATTTTCCATGGATGGCACAATCACAAATACAGTGGCAGTACTGAAGAAGATTGCGGATATCACAGGCGTTCCTGTAGTGACATCCGGATTAACTGCGATATCCATGAAAGTGCCGAAAGGATATAGCTGCAGGGAAGTCCTTTCCTATGTAGCGCAGCTTCATGGCGCGTTCGCTATATGCAATCGTAGAGGTCAGATCGAGTTGCATACCTATGTGGATTCTAACTATAAGGTAAAACCAAATCGGTACTGGGGAAATTTTGAGCATAATGATTATACATTTGATGTTTCAAAATTTGTGTGTTTTACGGGCCAGGATAAAAATGGAAAAAGCATAACAATATCTTCAGGATCCGGAGCAAGGTCCGTGTCTTTTTCGAATCCATTCATGACACAAACAGCTCTTGATAATATTCTGACAGCATTTAAGGATTTTTCATACATGCCGGGCACTCTGAAAATGATGGGAGATCCCCGCCTGGATCCCTGGGACGTCCTGACAGTGGAAGACCTGTCCGGAAATACATATAAAGTCCCGGTCATGAAGCTGGAATGGGAATATGACGGAGGCCTTACGTACTCTGTCGAGGCGGTCGGCCTGTCAGAAAAGGAAACAAACGTAGATTACAAAGGTCCACAGACAAAAGAGATGGAACGGTATTACGCACAGTTGGTCATGATCAACCAGGCGATGATCAACAAACTGGATGTAGATACCGCAAACATAACATACGCTACGATTAAGAATCTGGATGTAGTGAAAGAAAATGTCCAGGAGATTAACGGCGAACTGGGAAATTTCAAGGATTTGACAGCAAATAATTTTACGGCTGCAAATGCAAAAATCGGTATCCTGGATAATGAATTCGGAAATATCAAGGTACTTTTATCAGGCGGTGCTGGTATAGGCGAAATACAGAATATCCACCTGACCTCACAGAATGCGGTTATTGATACGGCACTAATCCGGTCAGCAGTGATGCAGTCTGTATCAGTGGCTGACTTGCTTGCTGGCACAATCTCAACAAACAAATTCCTGATAGCTTCCGACGACGGAGGTATTCGTATCCAGGGTGCAACGCAACAGTGGTCCGATACGGATGGTACAGTCCGGATGCAGGCCGGCCGGGATGCGAATGGAGATTTCACGTTCTCACTGTTCGACAAGAGCGGGAAAGGCATTCTGATTGATGCAACAGGCGTTAAGCCAGATGCGATAGCTGCCGGTCTGATCGTCAACAAGATGGTGTCTGATTCGGCCAACATAGCAGCATCTAAACTTGATATAAACAGCCTGTTTACAGAAATCAATAACAGCTCCAAGGTAATCAAGAGTAACCGTATCTGGCTGGATGATTCTAACCAAAGTCTTAATCAGGCATACACTAAGATGAGCCAGAATATCACCCGGATTGGAGACACTGCGAGTTCTGCATCAGATAGTGCATCAGCGGCAACAGATGCGGCTAAGAAGGCCCTGGAAACATTATCTGGTATCTCAACACTGGATGCTATTGGTGCATCACTCAATAATGACGCTCATGTGGTCCATACCTACGCAGATGGAACCGGAGGGGATTACAGTTCCTGTTATACTGTCTTTTCTGTATATCTTGGTGATACAGATGTATCTGATCATATTGATGAGATCAAGGCTACTACATCTCCCGGCATAGCCGGAACATGGGATCCGAATCTCAGAAAGTATCAGGTTATTGCAATGTCCACTGACAGCGGATATGTTGATATATCGGCACTGTACGGACTGGAAGGTAAAGTACTTCTGGTAGGTGGTAAAGGCTTGGTTATTAGTGGCAAAACGATGGTAGTGAAGTCCATGGGCTCATGGATCACAAAGCGTTTTTCTGTATCCAAAGCTAAAGACGGTAAGATTGGCCTGAGTTATGACCTGAGAGCTAGTACACAGATTATTAAGAAACTGAAAGATGATAAAACACTGGAACCAGCAAATGTGACGTTCTCAGCTTTTAAAAATGACAATGGTATGGTGAGCAGTTATTCCGGAAAGTTCCAGATCGAAGAGTCAACGGATTCCGGGAAGACCTACAATATCAAATATGGATCCACATCTCCGGAGCTGATGAAGGTATATACTCCATCTGGCCCGGATGTAAATATCATCAAATGCTCTCTGTATGATGAATCTGGTGTGCAGCTCCTGGATACGCAGACGGTATCGATCATATCAGATGCTGCAGGGCTTGCAAAAGATATAGCCGTAGCAGACAAGAAGGCGCAGGAAGCTAAGAGCGCAATTGAAACGACATCTCAGGAGGTGGCTAATATCCAGAGCAGTATCAAAGGGGTTGAAACTAAACTATCTCAAACCACCACTGATCTGCATGGTGTTACAGATGGAACACTCCTATACAATGCGAAGTATCAGGACAATTGTGACGGAACTACTACGATATCAGCGGTTCTATATAAAGCTGGCAAGGATGTTACAAAAGAATATCCGGCTGCATGGTTTGCCTGGAGCAGACGCACAGAGAGTGGCGAAGTGTTCCTGCAGTATGGCTATTCAGTAACAGTAAATAACAATGATTATATGTTCGGTGGAGTAGTTATCGGACAATTCACAAGATATATACATATGGCTCTTGTCGT